TCAAGATGACTACTGTAAAGCCAAGTGGAACAGTTAGTATCTTGGCAGGTGAATCACCTGGCGTTCACTGGACTGTAGGCGGAGAGTACTTTAATCGTGCTATTCGGTTTGCAAACTCTGATCCAATGTTGCCTTTGTTTAAGATGGCTAACTACAGAGTAGAACCAGCAAGTGAATCTCCAGAAACTACCTCTGTTGTCTTTTTTCCAATCAAATCTAATGCTAGACGTTCTGAAAAAGACGTAAGCATTTACGAAAAGATGGCTCTTGCTGCAACTGCACAAAGGTATTGGTCAGACAACTCTGTAAGTGTAACTATCAGTTTTAATCCTGAGACTGAAGCCTCGGCTATTGGTACAGCCCTTCACATGTATGATGGACAACTTAAAACCGTGTCTTTTTTACCATCAGGTAATGCTACTTATCCTCAAATGCCTTACACACAAATAACTGCTGAAGAATACGAATCAGAAGGCGTTATGAAATTATTTCCTATAGATCTTTCAGGAGTATATGCTGGAATGGCTGCAGACGCTATAGGAGAGGCGTATTGCACAACTGATGCTTGCGAAGTTAGACTAATCAAAGATAATCAATAGGAGAAAATGATGGCGTACAAAATAAACAGTGTTGTAATTCTTGGCGGTGGTTCTGCTGGATGGATGACTGCTTCTACTTTTATAAAAGCCTTTCCTAACAAAAACATAACTGTTGTTGAAAGTTCTTCTATTCCAAAAGTTGGAGTTGGAGAAAGTACCGTTCAAGATATTTCTTCTTGGTTAAATTATTTAAATATTGATTATAAAGATTTTATGTCTCATACAAATGGAGCGTATAAATTAGGAATTGGGTTTACAAATTTTAAAACTTCCAATTCTCCTACTTTTTATTATCCGTTTGGAACTCCAGATTTAACGGATACCGTATTTGGAATAAATGATTGGCATTTTAAAAAAGCATTAGATCCAAATATTTTAGACTCTGATTATGTTAAACATTATTATCCTCAAACACATGGTTTTGAAACTAATAAACTTTTTATAGATGAAGAAAAATTATTTTATCCTTATTACAGAACAGACCGAGACATTGCATATCAATTTGATGCAAGTTTATTTGGAGACTGGTTAGCCAATAAATATGCAATTCCAAAAGGTGTAAAAAGAATTATAGGAAATTTAGGTCGTATAAATGGAACTGAAGAAGGCATCACGTCTCTTGTTTTAGAAGATGGAACAGAAATATTTGGAGATTTATTTATTGATTGTACTGGTTTTAGGAGTTTGTTACTTGGACAATACTTAAATGAACCGTTTACTTCCCTAAAAGATGTGCTGCCTAATAACAAAGCATGGGCAACTCAAGTACCTTATAACAACAAAGAAAAAGAATTAAAAACTTACACAAATTGTACTGGGGAAAAAAATGGATGGGTTTGGAATATACCTCTTTGGAATCGTATGGGGTCTGGATACGTTTTTAGTGATGAATTTGTAGATGATGAGACTGCTTTACAAGAATATAAAAATCATCTTGATTCTCATAATATGGTTTTTTACGATCCTAATAGATCTAAATCTTTAGAGTTTAAAAAGATTGAAATTAGAAATGGTTATCATGAAAGATTTTGGGTTAAAAATGTTTGTGCAATTGGTTTATCTAATGGTTTTATAGAACCACTAGAAAGCACAGGTCTTATGATGATACATCAGTTTGTTAGAGATCTTGTAAGCACTATTCAAAATAGAGAATATATTACTCGTTTTGATATAGATAGTTTTAATAAAAATAATGTTGAAACTTTAAAAGGTATTTCAAAATTTGTAACAATGCATTACCAATTTTCTCAAAGAGACGACACTCCTTATTGGAAAAAATTAACAATGGAAAAAGAATATTCAAATGATTATTTTGATTTATCTAAACAGGTGTACCATAACAGAGAATTTTATTCACCAATTTGGGCATGCATTGCTGTTGGATTAGGTTACAGAACAATTACTCCAATAATTATACAAGAATTGAATTTTTCTAAAGATTTTAATCTTTTAAATTCTTTAAATAATGCTTTTACCATAAGAAATAATAAACGTAAAATATGGGAAGAAGTTATTGACAAAGCACCTACGCATTACGAGTATCTAAAAAAGAATATATACAATGAAATTGACTGATATATCTTACGTAAGTAAACAGTTGTTTAAGAAATCATATTGGAATAGAACTAACACAATTGAATTTTGGGCTTTTTCTACTAAATTAATGATTATTTTTCCAGGTTTATTACTTGGTAAACAATGGTGGTGGCTTTATTTGTTTGCTTTGGCTTCAAGTATGGCTTTAATATTAACTTCTACAATAAAAACGTTGCCTACCATTATTTATTTTAATATTGGTTGGTCAATTCTTGCTTCTGTAGCACTTGTAAAACATTTTTTATAGCCTTTTGCTATTGCTTTGCCTTTTGCTTATGCTTTGCTCTGCTTTGCTGTTGCTTTGCAATATGCTGTCTTGTGAATTTCTATTTTATCTTCAATATTTAATAAAGGTCTAATATTTACATTATTTTTAAGAACTACCTTTGTTATGGCTCCCTCACACACAGAGCAAACTAATACTAAACACTCTGTTGTTGTGTAATCTTTTCTCCAACCTAAATGAATTAATTTATCCCAAAACAATTTTTCGGTGTAAGGCAGATCAGGTTCTTTGTAATGTTTATATTGTTCTTGCTTATGCTGTATGTATTGCTTATCTAATTCTATATAACGATCTACAAAGGAGTGTTCTCCCATGATTGCCCCCTAACTAACTGACTAACTTCTCCTGGCTGCCAGGTAAGTTAGTTCTAAGATAGCCCCACCATCTCTGATGGGGCTTCTCCTATTGCTTCTCCTATTGCTTTGCTTGCTTATGCTTCTGCTATGGCTTCTGCTGTTGCTTTGCGTTCTTTACTGGGAACTGTTCCATTAACTGCTTAGTCTTTGGAGTAAGTCCATGCCAAGAACTCCAATCTTTACCGCCTCTACTCATGTAGTAAGCGATCTTTGCATTGACCACAGGGTTGAGCAATTCGGCATTATTTTCTAAACCAAATTTTTCTCTACGATCTTTGCCTAACTCTCCGATCATGTTTATTTGAAACATGCCCCACGAGTTATCACCTGTGTTTGTATTAGGATTGTGAGCGAGGGGTCGCCCATTACTTTCTTTCTTAGCAACTGCCCATGCTTCTTTCAGGTCTATGCCTGTGAAGCCTACGGCATGAAGCAACTCGACCAATTCAAGATCGGTCAACTTATGAGTATTTTCATATTTTTTCAAGGTTGCTTCGTTTGTTGTTTCGCTAACTATTAGTGCTTCGGCTCTTGTTGGTGCTATGGCATCTGATGTAGTTGCTACTCCAAATGCTACGGCTAAGGTCGAAATTGACCCACCAAGTATTAAAGCCTTTATTCTTGCTTGGGCTTTTGCTGATGCTTTGGCTATTGCCTTTGGCATCTGCTCGGCTCTTATTCTTGCGTTTGTTTTCATCATCACTCCAAATAGTCGTTGGCACTTTCAGATGCCTTTGACTGGTGTGAACGAAGGCGGTGTAAATACCGCTCTGTCGTCTTGATCGATTGGTGTCCTAATCGCTCTTTTACTTCATGGACATCTACGCCGTTCTTTAACAACTGCGTAGCGTTTGCATGTCGTAAATCATGAGTTCTAGGCGACCAGCCGATTGCGGACTTGGCTATTGCTTTGTTCCAAGTTGTTCTCCATACATCACGAGGCATGTGGCTCATATTGTTGATGAAACTCCCTTGCTTGTGCTTCTGCTGATGCTTCTGCTTTGCCTTACGGCTTCGGCTTCTTACCTGCTCTGCTTCTGCTAGTGCTTCTGCTTGGGCTTTGGCTTTGCGGTAGTTTGCTACTGCTTGCCTACACCCTTCGCATCTACAACCCCCATGTGTATAGGAGTAAAGAGTTCCATGCTGGAACTGTTTTCCGCCTTTCTCGAATGGTCGAGAAGGCTTTGCGCTTCGTGAACCTTTAAGTTTACTCTCCGTTAAGAGTATTGTTCTTGGAAACATCAGATCATCTTTTGCTATGCCTTTTGCTAGGACATACGCATTTAACTGCTGTAATAGGGCTTTTCCTATCACTAGGCTTCTCTTATGCCCTGACTTGGTGGCATCTATCACCATGAACCTAGTTCCATTGTTGTAATTTGTTCCTAGATCACTAACTCGCCTTTGAATAAAGATTTCGCCAGTTTTGAAATTAATGTCTTTTGCTCTTACTTCCGTTGCTTCACCAAATCGGCAACCACTTGCTACTAAGAATTGGGCGAATAATTTAGTTCCTTGTGTCGGTAAATGCTTAATGATCTCCTTAAACTCATCAGGGTCTAGGAGATTAGATATATTGGCATGATTGACCTTGATCTTAATTCCATGTGTCGGATTGCTCTCCAACTGACCAGCATTAACCAACTTTGAAAACATTGAGCCAAGAGAAGCCTTCACCTGATTTAAGGTGGCAGGTCTAACTCCCGATAGTTTGAGATCATCAATTAACTTAACTAGGTCTGAAGGCTTCAGGGAAGTTAGTTCTCGATCTCCTATAACTGGAATTACAAATCTAGTTAAGACCGACTTATAGCCCTTCTTTGTGATCGGCATTAGATCAGCCACCGCCAGCCATTGATCTACAAAATCAACCACCCTTAAATTAGCCTTTGAGGGGGCTTTTAAGCCCTGCTTCTCGGCTTGTATGGCGTGATACATGGCTTCGGTTTCATTAGCCCATGTGCCAGCCGATAAACGGCGATTTTGAAGCCTGTAATAGCCTGTAAATCTGCCGTTGCGCTTAATCACATACGCCATAAGTTGCCCCCTCTACTGGCGAGTAATGACCCTTCTACTGGTGAGTAATACTACTGGTGAGTAGGTTCTTAATCAAAAGATAAGCCCCTAATCCAAATCGGACTAAGGGCTGAACTATTGGCTACATAGGGAATTAGGCGGTCAGGCTTGGAACTAACTTGGTGGAACACCAGACAAGTTAGTTATTGAGCGTGAACTAACTTTCTGGAATTAAATAAAAGTTAGTTCGATCTACCAACTGGCTTGATAACTAAATCCCAAATCGTGATCGCTCTCTAATAGGGAAGTAATTAAATCAATCGTGTATTCCAGTTGGTAATAGTAATGATCGGTCAGATCACTACCACCAAAGAAAAATCCGTCAACTGGTGGAAGTGGATTTTGAAAAGTATCAGGAGTTAATTCAGTTTCTAAACTATTTAAGTAATCGCATAATTGATAAAAAACTTTTTGGTTTTCTATCTGATATTCACGACTAGGATTAGCCAAAGCCTTAATACACTCGCTTCTAAGGTTTAATAAATCCTCATCACTTAAATAAATTACTTGGCACTCATCAACGCCCTTGCCACACTTATCAACAATCCAGCCATGAATAGCGTTTGCCTTGCGCCAATAACCAACCATTGATTTAACGATTATGCTTGAAAAATCAGGAGTTGGTAAATCTTTTAATCCAGCAAGATTTTTAATCTCGGCATAAGAACCA